AGTAGCTGTGGTCCGTAGTACGGAGTGGTTACCGGCAGTCCAGCCTTCACGGTGAAGCTGTGGACAGCGGACCACGGGCTGCGTACTTCCTGTCCGGTGACGCAGGCGCGTACCTTGACTCGCCAGTAGTAGGTGTGTCCGCATTCCAGCGTGCCCCAAGAGGACCAAGCTAGCGCGGATCCACCAGTCTCTACTGTTCCGCCAGCCGGTATGTAGGCGCACGGCGCGGTCAGGGAAACCGGAATGAGGCAGTTATTGTAGAGAATAGTGGGCCCCGTCCAGTCTGTCACACAGCACGCAGGCTCAGACAGGATGTCGAGAACCAGTATGTTGAACTCTGGGTTCTTGCTGACCTCAAGGTCGTAGGCAAAAGCCACGCAGAGCTGCTCCCAGCAAAGGTTGACTTCCTGAGCCCTGCCGGAAACCGGGTCGCAGCCGATTAGCAGCGCGTCCTCGGTAATCAGGGCCGGGCCAACCTTGGCTACGCAGTCGGTGAACGCCCACAGATAGCCTTCGAAGGCAGCAGGAACGTATGGACGCCAGTCAAGCGCAAAGATGGTGGTATCGGTGTCCATGGTGCAGCAGCCGCACAGCTTAAGCGAGTACGGCTCGGCGTTGAAGGCGGCATTCGCATCGAGGTGAGCGTAGAGCCAGTCCCAGGCCATGCCCGGCTTGGGCAGGCCGGAGAGCGGCGTCAGTGTGCGCCAGACACCGCTGAGTGTTCCCTGCCGCTCGGCATTGTAGTCGGCGGCGTACAGCGCCGTCATTCCGTAGGCACCGGTGTAGGCGAGCACCAGACCGTACATGTCGGCGGGAACTGCAGTAATTGGACACCACACGGCGCCGTTACCCCTGTCCAGCATGTTGAAGTCCGCCCATCTGGCCGGGAGTGGACCGGCAAGCGAGTTCCGGTAAACAGAGTGAGAAGCACCTGTGGTGGCGATGTAGATAATGCTGTTGTCGTTGAAAGCCGGGTCAAAGGCGACATGGACGTCTCCAGCGCCAGCCAGTGGCTGTACCAGAGGCACGAAGGTGGCACCGCCGTCCCTCGATGCGGCTGAGGTGAATGTAGCACCAGCCGCAGTGCCGACCAGCACCTGTCCATCAGGCATGGCGGCTATCATGTGTGTTGGTGTAAGGCCGGTGTTGACGCTGGGCTGAGTCGTTGCCCAGGCGGTGCCGGTGTATGGCAGCCTCTGCACCGTGCCATCAGTGTACAGGTTGTACAGCACGGTGGGTGACTCGAAGACGAAGTCCTGAATGGCGCCTCGGGTGGTGATAATCGCCCAGTAGTCGCCGAAGTCAGGCGACCAAAGCTGCGGTGAAACCCAATTAGCTTCTATGGGCGCGTCATCCCACCACTGAGCTGCCCAGCCGACTACCTGTCCGGTGGGCTCTTCGCAGGCACCAGCTAGTCTAAGCAGCGGGTGTTCGCTCTGGTTGTCCGTGCAGTTCACCGCCGTCACATGGGAAGCTCGCCACACGCTGTCGAATCCCTCGCAGGAAACATTGTCGTTGACCGAAGCCAGGTACAGCGTGTTGCAGTCAGCCGAGATGGCGAAATCGTTGAACCAGGCAATTTGCGTGTCGATAAAGGCTATCTGGTTCCAGGTCTCGCCGTTGTTGCGGCTGATGGATATGGCCGTCTCATCTCGCCGTTGTTGCGGCTGATGGATATGGCCGTCTCATCGAGGCAAACCGCGTTCTCGCCACCGAAGAGAGCTGGTAAGTAAGGCAGCCACCAGTTTTGGTCAGGAGCAAGTGTATAGGTGCCGGTAGCAGCCAGTGCGATCTGGCCGTTCATCCACCAGGCGACCTGTGCATTGCCCGGGTTCTCGCCGTTGATGGTGCAGTTATCCTGCCCAGCCGCGCCGGTCGCCGGCTTAAGTGCCGGATACCAGCAGGGGATGGGGCAGGTGGTCGGCGAGTCGGTGAACCAGGTGGGCACGGTTGCCGTGCAGGCCTGGCCCATTACCTCACCAGCCAGCAGCTTGCCCGAGGCATAGGTGCCGAAGTAGGCGATGGTGGAAATCCGCGCTGTGCCAGGGTTCGTCGTGTCCATCAGCACGTAGATGACAGCGTCGTCAAAGCGGAAGATGCCGTCATCGCCATCATCTTCGGAATCGGTGGATACGTAGGCGCGGCGCAGCGAGGCGGCATAGCCGTTGAAGTCGGAAGGCAGATCGACGTCCGCCTGTATAAGTTCAGTTGGCAAAGGTGAGTCTGGAGCTGTCGGAAGAGCCACCTCTATGGGAGGGGTGAACGCCCAGCCGGTGATATCGTTAGCGTCGATATCGCGCAGGGCGACGTCGTAGTAGGTGCCCGTGAGGTTATCAGTGGTGAAGACAACTGCCAGAGAGCCGTCAGCGGCGTAGCTCGGCGAGAACATCATGGCGAAGATATCGCCAACCGTCACGCCGGACGGATAAGCAAAGTTCTGCAGTTGCCAGCCGCCTATGCCACCGGTCTGCAGCACGAAGATGGCAAATGGCAAGGTGCCAGTACCTTCGCGCATGCCGACAGCGATATCACGGCTGCCGTATTCAATGGAGACGTCGATGGCACCTACCGTAGTGGCAGTACCCTCAGCTGCGGTTGCATCGGGCAGCCTGGTTCGCGTCCACTTGCCGCCGGCGTTCTCGGTTATCCAGACCTCCTCAGGTGTGGGATTGGCGTGTCCGGTGACCACAGCCCAGAAGGCCGGGTTGTCCGGAGCCATCACCACGTCGAAGATGAGACCGGTATTGGCTGTTGCGTTAGAGTTGTTTGACAGGTTGTCGTATGCCGTGGGGCTCCACATGAGGCCCATAAGTGGTGAGGCCATCAGAACGGGAACGCCCCCAAGGGCGGCGCCGATTTTCACCACGGCCACCAATGTCGTGCCGTCACTGCCAGCGCGTAGCTTGGTTATTTCCGTGCACGCAGCTATATCGCCCCTGGCAGGACTTGAGCCAGGCATATCGACTCTGTCCCACTTGCATACTCCGGCTTCGACTGGCGATGGAGCGGCCAGGTTAGCAGGTATGATGAAGCTGACTACCAAAAGCAGGGCAGCCAGTACTCCAAACATACTAGGATATTTTGTTTTCATTGTACCTCCTAAGTTTTGTAAACTCCGTGAGTTTCCTCTCGGAGACCTTCGGCAGAATTCGACCTTTCCACCTCCGGTTTTGGGACCCCTTAACGGGGAAGTTATTCACTTTTTTAGTGGGTATTTATTAAGCCCGCCCCTTCAGGCTACTCCACGAGCACACCAGAAAAAACTCTTCTGGTTTTAGGGCTTTGCGTCCCGGAGTCAGGACGGTTCTGTGGTTGCCTCCGCCGGTGTTGCCGGCTTCGGCCTCCTGTCATCCGCATCACCTCCTTTGTTTCATAGATATTCCATTGGGCAAGGATTTCTCCTTGCCTAGTACTATTGTACCACGCTTGTCAAGACCTCTGCATAGGAAAATCAAATACAAAAAATCAAAAAAAATCATAAATTAAGGAACTCGTTGCAGCGCCGATGCATAACCGTGAATAAGGCTGATTTTATATCGGAAGAAAGTATGATTTTTGGCTCATACTTTTGGCCGATGGGGTGGTGTTTGGCTAGTAGTATTCGCGGACGCGGCGGAGGAAGGCGCGGACGATGAAGACGAAGATGATGACGAAAATGACGCCGCCTATGACCAGGTACCAGGTGGAGAAGGAGCCGACCTGGAAGGGGTATGGGGAAAGCGCCCAATCGCTTTCATTGCCGGCACCGTCAACGGCTTTGACCCGCCAGTAGTAGGTGCCCGGCCCTAGCTGGACAGTGCAGCTCGGCTGGGTCAGACCCGACTTTCTCATGCCGGGCTTCAGCGGGAAGAAGCTCAGGTTGTTGTCTATCTCCAGTATATAGGTGATGCCGCTGGGGTCGAAGACATCGGTCCAGTTGAAGGTGACGAGCTGCGTGCCGAACACGCCGAACCTCTGCTGGTTCTCTCCGGGAGCGATTGGGGATGGTGTTGGTGGTGGCTGGCCTTCCAGAGGCAGGCCGTAGGTGGCAGCGTTGCCTGCCTCGTCGGTGGCGGTAATCACGTGGTCATCCTTCGAGCCTTCCGGGACATTGAACTTATGTGTGAAGTTGCCGGCGTCGTCGGTGGTTGGCGAGCTTGCTATGGGGATATCATCGTATGTAATGGAGACCAGGCTTTTGGCGGCAAAGCCGTAGCCGGTCACGGTGACCTCGGCGCCGATATCGGGCTTCTCGGGTTCAAGGCTTATTTTTGGGCTGACCTGCAGGCTGGCGGTAATGTCTCCGATGGACATGTTTTCCACGCCAGCCTTGAACTCGTGCTTGCCGGCGATGGTATTGGGTATGGCGAAGTCGGCGCTGAAGCTGCCCAGCTCGCTGGTGCTGATTTCGAGCTTGGTGTCTGTGCCATCGAAGCTCAGCTCGATGTCTTTGCCGGCCGGGAAGCCGGTGCCCTTGACGGTGACCTTGGCGCCGGGTAAGACTGACGCCGGGCTGACCTTTATGTCAGGCAGCACGGTGAAGGTGAAGCCGTAGGGGTCTCTGGCCGGGCGCTGGTACTGGACATAGTTGTTGCCGTAGACGGACTCGGGCACGGTAAAGGTAAGCGTCACCTTTGTGGTTTCCCTGGGGAATTCACCATCGAGCAGCACAATGTAGTCAACGCCCTCGCCGATGACCGTCCTGCTCCATATTACCGAATAGGTCCCGCCTATCTGCCGGGAGCCGGCGTCTATGGTAATCGTTGCCTTGGAGCCGACTCTGCCTGAGCTGCTGTTTGATTCCCCGATAACTTCGGGGCAAACGCCTTCCACTCAGCCGCCCTGGGCGCTTGCGGCGCTGGGTACCAGTACCAGGAGAAGCAATAAAATCAGGATGAGATAGCCTATAAACCTCATGCTTTAGATTTTATACCCCCCCGCCTGAGCCTTGTCAAGTTTAAAGCTGGCACCGCCCGCCAGAAAATGTGCCTGTTCACCTCCACCGGCTGGACCGAAAGGGCGACAAAATCGCCTTGAACAAATAGAACATTAGTGCTAGTATTGCCCTGTTATGCATGGTGATGGACTTGACTTATTGCCTGATGAAGTCAACTGGCGGGATGAGGGCTGTGAGGTCTTTGGGTCCTGTTTGAATTGTCCGCTGCCGAGATGTGTGGAGGAGGAGCCGAGGGGGCAGCAGAGGTTGAGATTAGCGGCGCGGGATAGGCGGATGGTGGAGCTGAGGCGTAGCGGCAGGAGCGTTAAGGACATAGCCGGGCTTTTCGGAGTCAGCCGCAGGACCGTAGAAAGAGCCTTAAAAAATCAAAACGTAAAAGTCAAAAAATTTTGAGGTTTGATTTTTGATGTTTAGTCTTCAGTCACTCTCCCAGCTCGACCGCTCACGCTTCGCTGACTACAGGGCAAACCTGGACTTCTACAACGGCGAGCAGTGGGCGGAGAAAAGTAAGCATCGCCAGCTCGTTTTCAACTACGCCAAAATCGCCATAGACAAGGTCACATCCTACCTAATGGAAGGGCTGAACTTCGCCTGCGAGCCCGCAGGAGAGCAAACATCAAGTATCAAAGAGCAGAAAGAGATAGCACGGAAAGCAGAGCAGGTTATCTACAGCGTCTACGCCCAGAACAACCTCCAGGGGCTTGACTACGAGACCGAGGTTGATGCCGCCATACTGGGGGACGGCTGCTACAAGGTTACCTGGGACGCCCAGGAGAAGCGTATCAGGGTCACCAGCCCTGATGTCAACGGCATCTACGCCTGGTGGCTCGGAGACGACCTGTCAAAGGTCTGGCGAGTCGCCAGCCGGTACCAGCTAACTAAAGATGAGGTAGAGCTGCTTTATCAGCGCAGGACCGACAGGAAGGCGGTCACCATCACCGAGCTGTGGACGGATAAGCAGTTCAGCCTCTTTCTGGATAACGAGACGCTGGAGGACAAGCCCAACCCCTACGGATTTATACCCTTCGTCATCTTTCCCAACCTCAGGCAGCCGAAGCACTTCTGGGGCACGTCGGACATCCCCCCGCTGAGGCAGGGGCAAAGGGAGCTGAACCGGGCACTGTCTCAGCTATCGCGAATACTCGAGGTCTCAGGGAATCCAATTGCAGTGCTTGAGGGCGTAGAGTCCGCCGAGGAAATCAAGGTCGCCCCGGGACAGGTGTGGACGATTCCGGAGGAGTCCAAAGCCTATCTGCTTGACCTGCTTGCCGGCGGCGGCATCAGGCTCCACGTGGACTATATCGACATGGTTTACCGCTGTCTGCACGATATCTCGGAAGCACCCAGGGCAGCCTACGGCGGCATCGAGAGAGAGCTGTCAGGCGTCGCCCTGGAGGTGGAGCTGCAATCCCTGCTCCAGAAAGTGAGGAGAAAGAGGACCATCAGGACGGCAGCCTACGCCAGGCGCTGCCGGATGATTCTGGCTTTACACAAAGTGTTCAACAAGCAGGACCTGACCGGCGTCAGCACCCGCATCATCTGGGGCGCGGTATTGCCCCAGGACAGAGCCAGGCTGGCTCAGAACGAGCAGCTTTTAGTCCAGTCAGGCGTCCATTCCAGGAGGACGGCTATGGACGAGGGAGATGAACCAGCAGTTCAGGGCGCGCTCGGGCCGTGGCGGTGAGAGAGAGCGAGCAGTAGCCGCGGAAACCGAAAGTGAGTCTTTAACTGAATAAACGCCAGAAGAAGGAGAAACAAATTGGCAGATGAAACCAGAGTCGAAACCACCAACGAAACCCTCCGGCAGGAGCTTGAAGCCGAGAAAGCTAAGTCCCAGGAGCTTGTTGCAGAGGCTACTAGAGACCTTCAGGAAAAGGTAACCAGCCTGGAAGCCGGGCTGGCAGCCAGGACAGGGGAGCTCGAAACCCTGCAAGCCGAGCGACAAGCGGCTGGCGCCGAGCTTGAGGGAGCTAAGGCAGCCTATGCCTATGCCGTGGAGGACTACAGGCGGCTGGTGCTTCAAGCCAACCCAATGTTTACCCCGGACATCATCGGGGGAGACACCATCGAGGAGGTTAAGGCATCCGTGGAGAAAGCTAACGCCCTGGTGGGAAAGGTCAGGGAAGGCATTGAGGCACAGGCTGCAGCCCTGTCTCAGCTCAGCGCAGTCCCGGCAGGTGCGCCGGCCCGCAGCGGGCAAAGCACGGAAGGGCTGAGCACCAAAGAGAAAATCAACCTCGGGCTGGAGCAAGCCCGAAAGAAAAAGGAGCAGTAAACTATGTGTGCAATAGCACTAACCGAAGCAGCCAAACTGTCTAATGACGTTCTGCTGCAGGGCGTCATCGAGACCATACTCAAGGACAGCCCCATACTCCAGGCAATGCCGTTTATCGAGATCGTCGGCAATGGGCTGACCTACAACAGGGAAAAGACCCTGCCTACCGCCGAGTGGCATGCCGTAAATGCCGACTGGTCAACCTCCCCCACGCCGGACTTCGACCAGCTCACCGCAGTCCTGGCTATACTGGGGCAGAACGCCGATGTGGACAACTATATCAGGCAGACCCGCTCCAATATCCAGGACATCGAGGCAGCAATTATCGAGCTTACTGCCAAAGCCGTGAGGCACGAGTTTGAGGACAAGTTCATCTACGGCGACAGCGCCGGCGCCTCGAACCAGTTCGACGGCTTGAGGAAGCTGATCGACTGCACCCAGGCAGGCACGCAGGTTGTCACCATGGGCGGCACCGGCGCCACGCTAACCCTGGCAAAGCTCGATGAGCTGATAGATGCTGTGAAAGGTGGTAAGCCGGACTTGCTGTTGATGAGCCGCAGGTCCCGCCGAAAGGTCACCGCCCTGGTCAGAGCCAGCGGCGCTTATATGGAGACCGTCAAGGGGCAATTCGGAGAGTTTATCCAGCTCTATAACGGCATCCCCATCGGCATCAATGACTGGGTCAAGGACACCCACACCCTGGCTTCCGGCTACGAGACCGCCGTTACCGGTGGCGCTAGCTCTACCATCTACGCCATCCAGTTCGGCGAGGGGGCTGTCTGCGGCGCTACCAACGGTGGCCTCCAGGTGGAGCCTGTAGGCGCCATGGAGGGCAAGGACGCCGCCAGAACCAGGATAAAGTGGTACGTCTCGCTTGCTGACTTCTGTGTGCAGAGACGGGCCGCTTTAATCGGAGTTCAGGATTAGATTGAAGGGTAGCCTGCAGCAGTCAGCAAACAGCTGATAGCTGTAGGGGCATCACCTCCATAGGGTGGTAGGGTGGGCAGGCATCCAGCGAGGATTTACTCCCGCTGGGATATGGGAAAGGTGGGGGATAAGCGGGCTGGAAGCAGGAGCCGACGGCTTCATCCCCCACCGACAAAATCCCTCTCCCCTTGAGGGAGAGGTTAGGTGAGGGGAATAGACTAATGAACTTGAGCACCATGAGAACGCTGGTCAGGCGGGACCTGAAGGACGAGGACAGCTCTGACTATCGCTGGCAGGACAACGAGATAGACAGAGCCATCAGTAGGGCACTCTACGAGCTGTCCCGCTATGTACCCAGGGAGATGAAAACTACCATCGCTACCACGGACGGTAGCCGTGAAATAGACATCTCCAGCTTGACCGATAGAGTTTCGATTGACAGGGTGGAGTTCCCGGCGGGAAAGACTCCCAGGCAGTTTCAGCGCTTCGCCGTTTGCCAGGACGTAATAACGTTTATTGGTGCCGCAGAGGGAGACGGAGAGAACTGCCATGTGTACTGGTCTAAGGTTCATACACTGGACGGGAGCACATCTACCGTCCCCGGCTATCTTGAGGACGTCCTGGCTCTGGGAGCTGCGGCTTATGCCGTGTTAGCCCAGGCTCAGCTCCGAACAGACGCTGCCGGCTTCGGTGGGGAGCAGGCGGACAGGGACTATCTGAGCTGGGGGAATGGGATGCTCAAGCAGTTCACCGCTCAGCTAAGGCGTTTCGGCAGAGGTCGAAAGCTCAAAATAAGCCAGTTCTATCAAGGAGACGACACAGAATGAAGTCATTGCCTGTCATTCTGAGCGAAGCGAAGAATCTCATAAAGAAGGAGAAGAATATGACAAAGTCAAAGATTGAACAAGGTCTACCCAGGACCAAGGAGGGTTTGCCGTGGCAGGCTTACGCCATAGTTGGCGACAAGGAAGACCCGGAGACGTGGAAGCTGCCGCATCACACCAAAGCCATCTTCAGAGCCATCAAGGGCAAGATAGGCCATTACAAGACCACGGACTGGGAGCACACCGCGGCAGCCGTGGCAGCACTGAGCCGTGGCGGATTCCGGGGTAAGCGGGTTGAAGCTACCGAGCAGCAGATACTTGACGCCGCCAGGCACCTGATGAGGCATTACACGGAAAACGGCAAGACTGTACCCGATACACTGTCGGCCCTGGTCGAATAAGCTGACAGACATAAGCTAAAAGAAAGAAGGAGGAGAAATGTTACAAAAGTTTTTAGACGGCAAAAAGAAGTACAGCGCCTTTATCATCACGGCGCTGGCAACGATGATTCCCCTGTTCATCCAGGACCCCGAGGCACAGAAAACCGTCATGGACTATGTGCCAACCGTGGCAGCAGCCCTTGCCGGCATCTTCTACATCGTAACTCAGGGCGGAGTCGACAAAGAGAAGGAGAAGGCCAGAGCAGCTCTGGCTGCTGAGGGCACAGCTACCAGCGCCCGGGCGGATGTACCAGCCCAGCCAGCGCAATCACAACTGCAATCTCAGCCTGTGCAGACAGAGCCTCCAGCGGAGCCGCTTGACTTGAAACTCTTCCATGAGCGTGTGCTGAATGATGTCGCAGCCAAGTACTCGGAGCAGAACGCGGCCACGGTATTTTATACCGCCAGAGACAAGGGGACGGTGACTACCTGCCATGACATCAAGCAGGCACAGGACTACTGGGATTACCTGGTAACTCTAGCCTATGACGCCGAGCAGTACGTGAGGGAGGTCACCAACGTTGACCAGCCCGGGCCGTGCAAGGTGCGCTCACCTGAGCACGTGTATATGCAAAATGAGCTGTCGAAAATCATCAGGTACCGTGACAACGTGTACGCCATAGCTCAGAAAGGCATTGACTGGAGAGCCAGGCTAGGTATGAATGATACGCTGTGGCATGTTGGAGTCCTGGCTGAAGAAATGCTGAAGGGATTAAAGCTATGAGAGGAGATGGCAGCGATAAAAAGCGTTGCCGCAGTCGAATACTATCGCTGGAATCAAATTATCCGAAGGGGGGCATTATGGCCATTGTCGCCATCATAATCACCAGAACCAAAATTGTGATTAGCCCCATTATCACGTTTCTATTCAGCATCTTGCCTGTTTCTCCCAAAGTGAGTGCGACAAAGCTAGTGTAATTTTAACACTCGTGCGTCATAATTTCTATAGGAAATTAGTACTATATTAAGCAGGTAAATAGTCACCTGTCATTGCGAGCTAAGCGTGACAATCTAATCTTTGTCATCATATAACATCGCTGGAATCAAAAATGCGCAGCCTAAGCGACGTCCTACTGGAGACGCAGAAAAAGGGCACTCCCAGAAAGCCCCTGGTCAAGCTCGAGGTACAGGCTTATGACCATCCCGCCCCCTCCTCGAGCATCCAGTGGGAGCTTTTCGGCTGGCAGCGCTTATACTCAGGCAGCGAGGCTAAAGACTGCCACGGCGTCGCCATTCCCGGGGACGGCAGCCTTATTCGGGTACGCAAATCAGGCACCGACCTCTACCTGTCGAGAATAACTAATCCGGGTACATCGAGCGACTACTCCCAGTGGGGTTCGTCTTTCGGTGGCGTCCCCTCCGATGCCAAAGTCGCCATCGCCGCTAAAGGCGTAGCGGTTATGGTTGTCTCTATGGACGCATCCTCACTGTGGCGCCGGGAGTCATCCGATAACGGCGCCACCTGGGGTAGCTGGACGCAGATGTCCAACGCCCGACCCTGTGAAAGGGGCGTAGCCATAGCCTATAAGCCCAACGGCGACTGCGCCATCGTCCACGCTTCGGACGTAAATGACCCCACCAGCCTGTACTTGCAGAAAAGGACATCAGGCACATGGAGCACAGGCTTGGGTCAGCGAGCCGGTGACTGGGAGATAGAGGACTTAGCCATGTACTACGACGGCGACTGGAATATCATCGCCCTGGTTTTAGAGGGCAGCTATCTGTCAGTGATGCGCATGGTCTACGGAGACGGCTACAAGGTAGCTGTCGGCACCTGGGTGGAGGATGCCAAGATTGGTCTTGGCAGAGCCAGGGTAGATGTTGCCTCACAGGTGAGGATGAGGCAGTTCAAGGTCGGTTGGCCTGTGGGCTTTCGCAGGATGCAGCCATTCGGTCCTTGGGAGCCGAGAACCGCATCAACATACTGGGAGAGGCATCAGGCAGTGGTCGAAGCGCTGGCTGGCGAGACGCTGGACGTCTCGGGTCCATTCCTGGTTAAGCCATCTAACTGTCCGGTGCTGCTATCAATAGCTAGACAGAACCAGCCCTGGCTATTTCGCTTAAAGCCGGGGAGCGATTTTTTTGACTACGACTGGAACAAAGCCAGCTTCATAGACACGGTGGCCTCCAGGGGCATGGCTATAGCCTGTGACAGCTACTATATCTGGGCTACGCAGGCAAATGAGGTCTGGCGGTCAGCCCTGCCGAGCTACTGGAGTCCTCCCACCCCGGGCAGTGGCGCCGGCGATAAAATTACCATCCCCGTGTCTAAAATAGTCCGCATCGAGGAAGCCGTAGACCCGGAGCAGCAGTCAGAGCTGGCGGTGGAGCTGGACAACTCCAAAGGCACGTACAACGCACCTGGAGAAGGCTCTCTAGCCGTAATGAAGCGAGGTAGCAGGGTCAATTTACACATTGGCTACAAGACCAGCTCGGGCGACCAGCTCTCAGAAGCCGCCAGGTATTTCATTGAGGGCATGGAATACAAGCGAGACCCCAACACGGCAGCCTTTATCCTTCACTGCATCGACGCCTGGGGGCTACTGGAGCGCTACCAGTTCAACAAGCCGGTGGAGTGGAATATCGGCTCGGACGAGTTCACCTGCTACCAGCTAATCGGGAAGGTAGTCCAGTCCGTAGGGGGTACATTGAGCTATAAGTCAAACAGCAGTTTAATTGACAGCCTTTACCCCAGGCTCGACGTTGGAGCGGGCGAGTCGGCAGCTAGCGTCTTGAGAAGGCTGCTTAGCCTGGTGCCGGACGTAATCTA